AACGATATATATACGTTTATTTTATAAAATTATTATCTAATGTTATATTAAAATGCCCACTAAATTTTTTATTACTATATCTAAATTTAATAGGGGTTCAATGACACCCGAAGAAATTAATGCTGTTCATGATATATTTATTAATGAATATGGTAAATTATTTGAACGTTTTATCATGGTGAATGAACATAAAAATCATAAGGGAGAAGATTTCGAACATGTTCATTTTTTAGCATGTTTTATTAAAGAACTTGTTCATGATACCTTCCAAAGGAATTTAAAAAAAATATTTAAAGATATTGTCCAGCATACCAAAGATATGGTAGTTAAGTCTACTGTTCCTGACGAAGCGCAGTTAGTTGCTGGTTATTTTATGAAAGTTGATGACACAACGATAATAGATAATATTGGATTTACTGATGAAATTATTGAAGAATATAAGAAACATGTTAAAGTAAATAAGGAACTTTATGGAAAATTTAAAAATGGTTCAACTGTTAAGAAGATTTCAAAAACTGACCTCCCTTTTTTTATGAAATCTTTTATTGAAGATAATGATATATATTATGATACTAGTCCCCAAAAATTTGCTTTTATATTAAGAAAAATCTTTCAAGCGGGTTATGACTTTGAAATTAAAGGAAAAATTGCAGAATGTAAAGCAAAATTAGATTTATTATTTGATAATGAATTCAGTTTTGAAGAGATGATTGAAACTGAATTAAGAGATATAAGGAAAGACCCAAAATTAGAAGATAATTATGAACCTGAATTAGGATATCAATTAATACCAAAAAATAAAAGTACTTAAAGAGATATTTATATATATATATATTAAATACGTTTGTTAAGTAAAATAAATATCTAATCTTATATTATAACATGAAATATGTTAAAAATTCAAGAAAATCTTTCAAATCACGCAAACCATTTAAGAAAAATGTTAAGCGTTCTTATCCTAAATCGAATAAACGATTTGTTAATTCTGTTAAGAAAATTATTGCAAAAGATGTAGAAACAAAAACTAATGTTTTTACATCAAATGTTACTGCATTTAATCAACAAATTAATTCTTCTGGTGATTGTCTTAGATTAATGCCTGCTATTGCAAATGGTACCGCAGAAAATCAAAAAATAGGTAATAATATTAAATTACAATCTTTAAATATAAGAGGTGTTTTAACTTTTACGTTAGGACAGACTGTTGCTGATAATGTTCGTATTGGTGTTAGACTTATGGTTTTAAGACCAAAGAAATACAATGATTGGAATGCCGGGTCATTAGATTTTAATACTAATTATACTAAACTTCTTGAAGGTACTACTACTGGATTTCAAGGTACTCTTCAACAATTTAATACTCCTACAAATAATGATTATTTTAGTGTTGTTATGGATAGAAGATTTTATATGTCCCAATCTGTACAACAATCTGGTGTTGCAACTCCTGGACAGTCTTATATTAGTGAAACAACTAAATTTGTAAATTTTAAAGTTCCTTATACAACAAATAAAAAGCTTATTTATGACCAAGATAGTAGTTTAGATGAATCTACTAATTTTCCATATTTTATGATTCTTGGTTATACTAAATTAAGTGGTGCGTCAGCAGATGCTACTGGTACTTCTTATCTAACATTTCAATATACTGCTACTGCAAAATATGAAGATGCTTAGAAAGAAAATATTGTTCTGTTTTGTTTTGTTTGTTTTTTTTTTTTAAAAAATGTGTGTCCGTGCCTTGTGCCGGACGCACCTTAATCGACGGCGTAATAATCTCGCTGGTCGGTAATGACTACATTATTATTAAGAATGCTCTCGCGCACGGGTGGGGAACTGAGTTATCCCCACCTGAATTAGACGGATTTATCCGTTTAATTCCTAGCGGTTGTTTATAGGATTTCACCCGGATGCCGGATACGGACGGATTATGAAATACGCTTGATATATATATGGTGATAAAATATAACGATATATATACGTTTATTTTATAAAATTATTATCTAATGTTATATTAAAATGCCCACTAAATTTTTTATTACTATATCTAAATTTAATAGGGGTTCAATGACACCCGAAGAAATTAAT